TGCGATTTTTGGACCGCACGAGACGTTCTTTACGTCTCAGCTGATTATAAAGGTGCGACCAATTATATGCACAGTGATTGTACGCAAGCTGTACTCGATGCTGTTTACCCGGATCCTGCTTGGAGAGCAATAGCAGAAGATCTTGTGGGTCCTCATGAGATCCACCATTATGGCCAATCGGGTCGTGGCCAAGACCGAGTTCTCCTTCGAAAAGTTCTTCAAAAGTCAGGTCAATTGATGGGATCGATGATTTCTTTTCCGATCCTATGTTGCGTCAACGTGGCTGTTTTACGAGCGGCGTATGAGCGCGTTCTTCGTAGACCTATGTCTCTTAAAGAGATACCTGCTCTGATTAATGGCGACGATCTTGTTGCCAGAATGACTACCGAATGTTATGAACTTTGGCAGTCATGGATTCCCTTTGTCGGATTCTTCGAATCTCCTGGGAAGTCTTACGTCTCCAGATCTTGGGTCCAGATTAATTCTCGGACTTTTGATATGGAAGAAGTGACTCCTATCGGGTTCGTTGCGGTACGACAACGTCCCTTTGTAAATATGGGAATTATTGAAGGTTTCAAGAAAGGAATTGAACCTCAACACGAGCCGGTTTTAGAGAACGTTGCTGTTCGTCTTGGAACAGTTCGGAAGGAATTTGCTGATCTGCCCCCGCGAGTTCGTGCGAGGGCGGAAGAAGTATTCCGTGTGCGCTACTTAGAGCGATGCAAAAAGGCTTTGAAAGCGAAGGCAATCCCGTATATTCCGTCCTGGTGGAATCCCGTAGAACTCGGCGGTCTTGGATTTGGATCCAGCCTCCGAGATTTACAATGTTCTATCTACGAGGAACCAGTTGATTGGAAAGAGTTCCAGGCTTCGAGGGAATGGAAGTACCTCAAGCCTACGGGACAGGAGTTCTTCTCTGGGGACCTGCTTCCAACAGATCAGCGTTGGACACAGAAGAAGATGAAGATGCCTCGCTCTTGGAGCGAATATGAGTCCTATGCAGAGCTCGAGAGAAAGAAGAACTACCTCGACTAGGACGCCCCTCCCTGTTTGTAGCTTCAGGGGAAACGTGTGATCTTCAGGCTGAAGGCCTGAGCAAGTGGCAGCCGCTGCAGGAGAAAGACGACCTCCGATCGGTTGATGGAGCAGAGAAGTAATCCCACACTGGCGTTAAAGCCTTCGTAGTGGTAACTCTCTGGACTCCTATAATACACGAGGAGGATGCAAAGTCATCCGCCCGGTTTGAATACCGGGGTCGGATTTCCCCAAGGGTCCGAGACGGATCTTCGGTTTGCAGACTAACTATCTGGATCGAAGA